CTTTGCGGAGAATATCGGACATCTGCGGCGCGGTCATCGCGATCCCGCGGGCTTTGATCATTTTGACCAATTGCGCCTGGTTGGTGCCCGTGCGATCCAGCCAATCGGCTGCGCTCTTCGCGGGCGGGGTGAGTAGCGATTTCCTAACCATGGGTCGGACTGTAGATCGGTCACACGGCCGCCGTCAATAGGTTTGGTTAGCGTCTCGCTAATGCGCCCGCCAGAAAGTGTGCAGCCGTGGTAACAACGGTTCGAATGGCGCGGGAAAAGGACTTGCCGGAGCGTGTCCGGCTGCGGACGAAAGAACTGTTCGACCGGGAGCGTCAGCGACCGAAAGCCTATCAGCGCCGCACCCAACGCGGACTCGCCGCGAAACTCGGGATCGAACCCGGGACCCTCAGCAACGCCCTCAACGGCCGGGACTCCCACGCCATTCGCTTGAAGCACGTCGACGTGATTGCGGACTACTTCGGGATCCCGGCGGCCACGCTGGTGACCCAGGTCGGGAATGCGTTGCAGGAGGTCACGCCAGCGGAGGGCCGGCTACTGGCCCACTGGCGCGACTTCCCGCTTGACATTCAAGAGCGGGTGATGGCGATGTTCGATTACTTTGCGGGGCTGCTCCCCGAAGAGAAGGAGCAGCGCCGCTGGTGGATCAAAATCTCGCGCATCAGGAAGCCGACCGACCGTCTGTATATCGAACAGGCGATTGACGACGTGTTGCGCGCACAGCGCATTGAGCGAGGCGGAGATGCGCCGCCCGCTGGGAAAGCGTCATTCGACGCCAGAGCCTCAGCCATTCGCACTCGGCCAGATCGACGGGTGCGTTAGCCCGAGCCACAAACGGGAGCAGGACGCGCCGCGACATTTGCGCTTCTTATCCCACGCTTTACACGCCGGTGCAAGGACGAGGATCGTAAACGCGCTAACGATTTATTGCTAACACGTGCAGGCGACCATCTCGCGCTCAGGTAGAGTGGTTAGCATGACGTCATGTCTTGTGATTGCGGCGGTCATTTCCTGCACGGGCCTGCCGGCTAACCAGACTCCGGCCGCGGCCGTCCAGGTTCTGACCGCGAGTGTGCAGCCGTACGTCGCACCGTGGTCGCGCGCGTTGCGTGTCGCTGAGGATGTTCGCGCGCCGCGGACGAATCCCTATAGCCCGTTTCGTACGCCGGCCACCCCGATTAAACCGTTAGCGGATCCGTGGCGCGTCACCACGCGCGTCACGGCGTGGGGCGTGGATACCTGGTTCAATGGCCGGCTGATGCGTTAGGAACCTGACAGACACCGCGCGCCCAGTTGTTGCAGAATATTAGCCGCCATGGGTGACGTTGTGCAGTTCCATCCTCCTACCGGTGATCCGCCTGCGCCATCGTGTGGTCGTCGGCCCGACGTGGGCTATGTGGTACATGTCTGGGCCGACGACGCCATGATTGGCGACCGATGTCAGTGTGGCCGGCAACGACTGCCTGAGAGCGCGCGGCGGTTCCTGGTTACGCGCGAGCCTGGGGATGTCATCGAAGCGGACGAGCGCCCGTAGCGCGGTCCTGTTCCCCCCTCCCGCGATGCCTGCCCTCTACCCGACGTACGCGCAACTGAAGGCGGCGCAGATTATCACCGGCCACTTACCTGGTCCGGTGAACTGGGACGACTGGGACGCCTTCAAACTGTTAATCGCGAGTGCGCCGCTCGACGTGGATGAGGAGAGCGAAGGCGAGTCACGGCGTCACGTCCTCGAGACAGCGTGATCCCGTGGCATCCGTCCATGGTCGACCAGGCCCAGCCCACTTCGAAAACTTCTTCATCATGGGATTTGCGTTGTACTCCAGGAGGTACATCTCCCCGTTGCAATACGTCAACGACCACGGGTGATTATTCGGCTCCTTCATCGCGTGCTTAGCATAGGGAACCGGAAAGAACGAGGCGTTTCGAAGTATTGACCCCGGCGTTTGTCCAGCGTTGAACGCGGAGAAGTCCGGACACCAGAAGCCGTAGCCAAAGGTCTGGCCTTCCTCGCTGCAGAGCGCGCCCCAAATACCGCCCTGGCTGTCGACGAGCACCGTGTTGCCTTGCAACGCCACGCTCCCCGAGGCACTCGCCGGCAATCGACAATCGACTGCCAGGAGTGGGTCTATATCGAGGCTTCCGATGTATCCGGAGTTCGTGAAGGTGCCCTCATCCCAAAAAGACCACTGCGTGTCCAGGCCGAGTCGATACACGCGGTTGTGCGTGTCGCGCATGAGAAGGAATCCCCGTGCGTTTGGATTCACAGGAATAGGGACACCATTAAGGTAGACCCGAAAATTATTAGAGCTCGCCGGCACTGTCGTCGTAGGCTGAACGATTGACAGCAACCCCTCGGGCGTGCTCATTGTGGAGCCCCACGCGGCACAGTACGGCAGACTGGAATAGTCGGTGTCCGCTGGAAGCAGTGACGTGACCTTCAATCGGACGCCCGTGGCCGTGATGGTCAGCGATGGAATCGTGATCGTGCCGTCCGCCGCAACCACCACCGTCCCATGCTGCAGATAGGGCGGCCCGCCGGGACTATACAAGCCAGCCGAGAGCGCCCACGCGAGGGTCCGGCCTGCTGCGGGATGGTAGCGCTGCACGTTGCGGGGCGTGACGTCGGACGTGATATTCGATCCGCTCGTTGATCTCATCGACACGGAGAACGAGTGCGACGCGTCCACCATCGCATCGGAGTCGCTCACGTCTAAATCGAGCCGCGCGTCTGTCCAGTCGATGGCTCCGTGGTGTTGGCCCTCGCCAGGTCCAGGAACGGGCGGGAGCGGCGTCACGCGCGTGAACACCGGATACGCCTCCGTGAGTGTCGGCTGGACGATGCGGACGTTCGTCGGCGGCGTGGGGCCTTGCAACAGCAGCGCGAGCAGCACGGCGTCTAGGAGTGTCATGGCGCATCCCCCGCTTTACGCCGCTCCATCTCGATGACCACCTGGCTAGCGCTCATGTCGCCCTGAAGGAAGTGGTCGACGTCGTCGCTAGCAAACCCGTAGTAGGCGCGCATCTTCTCAAAGTCCAGCTCGCCGTGTGGCCCGGTGAAGTACGTCACCTTGGCCGCAATCTCCGGGTCTAGGGGGTGCGGATCGACAGGGACAGGCGGGACGATGGGCGGCGTGGGAACATCTGTCCCACCCCACGGGTTCATGCCAGGGTGGCGCACGAACCAGTCGTCGCTCTGCGGCAAGCCTGGCGAGGGCTGTGCCACGAGGTGCTGAAACCACTGTTCGTCGTGGCGGAGTGTCGCGATATGGACCATGCCGTCGCCAGGTCGCCGCGCGTCCCGGCAGTGGACCGTGAGTTCGCCCGACCAGTTCATCGGGTCGTGTCTGAACCGTTCATCGCGTTTGATCTGTATGATCACGACTTCTTCAATTTCGCCGTCCTCTCGAAGGATGCCAGCGGTGATCTTCGCCAGCGCGCCGCCGCGTTGCGTGGCGACGACGATCTCCGCTGGGTCGGTCACGGTTGAGACGACACGGGCGCCGTTAAAACGCGTCTCGAGATACCCGCCCGGGAGTTCGACTCTCATTCTGTTACCCTCCTATAGGGGAGCCGCTGTCTCGGGTGCGTCGACGCGCAGCCGGCGACGCGGTGGCTTGGGCGAGGAGCGCCGCCGTTTGTTTCTGCGTCGCCAAGAGTTCGCGTAACAGTTCAATCTCGCGCCGGAGCGCGAGTTCGCGGCCGTCGGCTGCGGTCTTCTCGCTGTTCACGTGCCCTTCAATCTTGGCCGCGCTCACCGCGACGGTGGTTGTTATCCCTTCTACACGCCGCAGCGCAGCGATAATCGTGACCACCGCTGGGCCCAGCACGCCAATAACGGTGACGATGCCACCGATGATCACGGTGATGGTGGGAATATCGAACGTCGTGTTCACAGTAACTCCGTAGTTAGACCAGTGTGGGGATCTCGAAATAGACCAGCGAAATTTGTACCGTCGTGGCAGCAATAAGCCCCGGGTCACTCGTGAGCCAGGCGCGGAGGCCTTTATTCGTGGGCGTGCGCGATCCGAGCGCCAGCCAGTTCGTGGTCTGATCCGGCGAGCTATAAATTTTATTCCGGTTGTTGTTGAAGTCTGCCGTGATCGCAGTCAACGCGGGAAAGCCGGACATCGCCGCATCGTCATAGAGCAGATTCCAGGACCCACCCGATCCTCCGATGGTCGTTTGCAACACCGTGATGGTCCAGGCGAGAGGAATGATGACTTGTCCCGGTCCAGGCGCCGGCAAGAGTTCATAGCCCGTCGTGAAAAGAAGGGTCCCTTGCGTGGCCATGTCGATGACGGCGGACGTGATGACAAAGACGCCAGTGTTCGCCGCGACTGGGATCGGCTTGGGTATGCGGTTGACCGCCTGGGACACCGCGGCCTCGACGAGTGTGGTCGTCGAGAAGAGGTCGCCCGCGCGTGTGGCAATGAGGAGGAGGAGATCGTCCAGGTCGAACTTGACTGAGGACGCGCGCACCTGATAGCGCGGGTCCGTGCCAGGATGGACGGCGATCTGATCGATGGTGACTTCCTGAATCACAAAGGTGCCGCTGATGGGCGGCGTGGCGAGGCTGACGTCTACGAAGCGACCAGTCTTCGACTTCCGGTCGCGGGTCGCATAGTGGACGGTGATAATGGGCCAGGCGAACAACTCGAGTTCGGCATTCGCCCGCGCGTACATCTGCGCCTGGGTGACGAGTGACGAATCGTCAATCACGATCTCGTGGATGCCGTCAGTGGGGAGACCGTTGTCGTCGAGTTCGATCCGTCCCATCGCCTGCTGGCTGGCAATGTGATCCACCTGGATCTGGGGTCGAACGATGTTGGTCTCGGGCGTGACGGTGTTCGTGGGAACGTCAATGTCCTCTGGGTCTGGTTCAGGATCGCCGGGATTGATCGGTGTGACCTCAGGCGGTATCACGACGTAGGTGTTCGCCGGCAGGTCCATGAAGACGGTATAGGGGTTCGCGCGCGCGTAGTCGACGGTGACGCTGCCCATCCAACCGAGCGGATCTCGCGGGCCGACGCCGCCGATGACGCCACCCCGTGGCGCTCCACCCAAGGGAGCGCCAGCGGCCGGCACGCCACCAGGGCCGTCGTCGAGCCAATGGGTCATCAGTTCGAACCAACGGTCGTTCATCGGAAAGCCGTCATAGCTGCCGATGACCGCCTCAGGAAAAGGCCTGAAGGGAGCGCCCCAGACCACCCTGGCGCCGAGATACGGATTGAGCGTCGCGGTCACGGGCAGCGGCCCGGCGCCCGTGTCGACGGTGCCCGTGCTCTCGATCGGCAGGCCGGTGTCGGCGTCGATCGGCGTGATGACGGTGGGCGCGACGGCCACACCCTGGCCGATGACGATCACGCGGTTCCGAATCTGGGTGTAATCAGCCGTCCATGTGATGGGCGGATCGTTGAGAAAGCACTCCCCTTCGGTGATGTCGTTCGGAACCTCGTCGTCCTCGAGCCAGGGGCCATCGGTGGACGTCGTGCCGGCGGTCGATCCGATGACTGGCGGGAGACCGGTGCCTTGGAAGTCGACGTCCACGCCAGGAGAGAGCTCGAACGCGGCGGAGAGGTTGTTCGGAATCAGCCCCCAGCCGAACGAGTGGCCAGGCGTGAACGAGGGCAGGGCGGTGCCAACAGCCCGGGCGCCGTAGACCTTGCGATAGACGACGTCCACGCCGTTGATACTGGCGCCAGCCGGGCTGGCGATTGTGATCCCTTTGCTCCCGGTCAGCACGATGGGATTCGACACCGGAGACGGCAATGATTCCGTGCCGTCGCGGTAGACGTTCGTGGTCACAAAGCTGTACGTGCCAGGGGCGAACGTGTAGGGGTGCTGCGCGTCGTATGTGTCGAAGATGCGGGCAATCACGACGGTGGCCGTCGTCCCGCTTTCCAACACACTCGGCGCGCTCGAGGGGCCTGCCGGCGGCGTGATGTAGGGCAGTAGCGGTACGCCTTGCCAGGTCGTCGGCCCAATCGTCAGGGACGTGGCGACGTTGTTGGGCACCTTGACCCAGCCTTGCAACTGGTTCACGCCGTTGCCGAAAAACGTGTAGTAAATCCAGCGTTCGACGACGGTGTTGCTGCCGATGGCTGGTCCGATCGGAATACCGGTAAAGGTCGGCAGGAAGTGCCCCTTCAGGAGGACCATGTTCGACGACGGACTGATCGCGGATTCCATGCCGTTGTCATAGACGAACGTGGTCCAGCAGACGTAATAGCCGGGCGTGAGTGCGCCAGGCGTCGCGCTCTCCGTGACGGTCATCGCCGTGCCAGGGCCAAGCGCCATCGACGAGGCCGGGTGCAGGGCGTTCGGCAGCTCCGGCGGGATCACATGGAAGAAGTGCAGGTCCTTGTCGTAATCGAGATACCAGTGGCCTCCGCCGATGGCTTTCGCGAGCTTGCCGAGGCACGTGGCGAAGTCATCCGTGCCGTTGAAGATGATAGTCACTGGTGACAGATTCGCCTGGACGTGGGTCGTCGTGACCCATGGGGCGAACCGCGAGATGAGATCGACCACGATGCCGCTGGCGGAGATCTCGATGTAGGTGCCGAACGGACGGCGACGGTTCAGCCAGCAGGTAAAGTCAGAGGCCGTGACGTTCCAGGCGATGTTCTCAGGCCGGCCTTCGTAGATTTGTTCAATAGTCTGGATGACTCCGGCAAAGAGGACCGTGGGGGGGTCTTCGAAGTCGGTACTCTCGACGACCTCAGAGCCTTGCGGGGGCTGACTGCGGCCGTCCACGCGGAACGTACAGGTGTTCGGCGAGGAGTTCAGCACCTCGTGAATAGTAACCGTGGGGTTCGTGCGGATGTCTTCGCCCCGGGTGAGTAGCGTGTACGAGAAGCCGCCGCGGAGTGTGCCGTCGCCGACGACAACGTCGACAGGGCCGACGGCATGGTTGGGGGTGATGGCGACGTAGTGGCCGCTATCAATAAAGGTGACGCCTGTGGCCGCGGTGCCGCCGAAGGTCACGGTCATCCCTGTGGTGAAGTTGGCGCCGGTGATGACGACAGACGTGCCGCCGGCGAGCACACCATGATTCGGGTCCAGGCTGCTCACGACGGTGCGTAGATACGAGAAGGCTCCGACGAAGGTCTCCGTCTGGCCGAAGGTGTTCGTGATGACCAGGTCGACCAGACCAGCCGCATGCGCTGGGGAGACGGCGGTGATCGTGGTGTCGTTGACCACGACGACGGACGTGGCCGCCACCCCGCCGAGTGTGACGGTTAGCCCAGCGTGGAAGTTGGTGCCGGTGATAGTGATCGCCGTGCCGCCCGCGAGCACGCCGGCATTGGGCGTGACGATGGTGACGGAGACGATGGTGTCCGCGGCGGCGCCGGTCGCGCGGACCAGCCCGCCAGGTCCGAACCCAGGACGCAGCGGGCGGCGGGGCATCGGCTAATTGAGGCTCACGAGGCTGTACTGATGGACGGTCATGCTGCCTGTGGCCGCGGTCTGGGTGAAGAACAGGTCGACCACTTGCGACGCGGCGCTGTCGAAGTTCGCGCCGACTGCTGGCGCCGCGTTCCAGGGCAGTACCGCGGAGAGCGAACCCTTCGGTGCCGTCGCCGGCACGCCGAGAATGTCTTCAGATGTCCACAGACCTGACCCCATCAGGTTTGCGGAGGCCCCCAGCGCGCGACACGTGAGGAGAATCTCGAGGGACCATCCAACGGTCGTATGGGCGGCGACGGAGTCCAGCAGGATCGCCAGGCTGTCGAAGACCACCGCGGCCCCGAACCGCACATCGAACCGCGCTGTGCCGGGCGTGGTGATGACCGACGTGATGCGGCCGGACGCGCGGATCGCCATCTGCTGGCCAATGCGCTGAAAGAAGTTGGCCGGCAGCGTGAACTTCGCCGCGGCTGGAATCGCCGAGGCTGCGGCCGCGGCGGTGAGCGCGGTGCCGTCGACTTGTGCGGTGATGAGCGTTTCCGCCCAGGACATAGCAGGCATAGCAGGCTCCTACGCGGATCCGAATTGTTTGACGAATTTTAACTGGCGCATGATGACGGTTTCAATCTGGCGCACGACGTCGACCGCGGTGCCGTTGACGTAGAAGTTATTGACGACGGTGCCACCACCCCCGCCCATGGGCGTGATGGAGCTGCCCTTGGGGAGGTTCACGAGTTCCGGCCCGCGCTCCCCCACCAAGGCCATACCGCCACCAAAGTTCTGCACGCCCGCATAGAAGCCGGGCACGCGTGGGCCGATGTTCTCGGGTGGCGGGTATTCGGGATGCTTGGAATAGAGCAGCGCCTGTTGAAAGGAATAGCCCTTCTTCAAGAGCTGTTCGACGAGACCAGAGTCTGCGCCGAGGCCGGCGGCGCTGGCGCCGGCATTTTCGCGGGTAATCTGGAAGGATCCGCCCATCGCCCGATTGGCTTTGGCGATCTCGTCGACGAGCGCCTTTTGCTTGGCGAGTGCCTCGTTGGTTTCTGCCGTCGCCGCGCCGGCCTGTTCTTCGGCCTTGACCCCAGCCTCCCCCATGCGCCGCGCTGCGGCTTCAACCTCAGCGGCTTTCGCGTTCTTGGCGTCGATCGCAGCTAAGTAGTCCTTATTGCGCTTGGTCTGCGCCGCCGCCAAGTCTTCTTCGAGCTGGCGGAGTTTCGCGGCGTTCCCGATCTCGTTCGCCACGTTTGTGAAGTTCTGGGCATTGCGCGCGTGTTCGGCGGCGGACAACTTGTCGATTTCGACGGCCGCGGCGGCTGAGGCGTCGCGCAGCTTCTGCAGGGCCCCTTCGTTGATGAAGATGGCTTCCGACATCGTGGTGATTTCGTGCCCTGCAGTTGCGCTCGCGCGCGCCAGATAGTCAACCTTCGCGCCGGCCCCTTCTTGCGCTGCGTCGCCCATCCCGAAGAGTTTCGCGGCGGTGTCCCCGATCGCTTTATCGAGGCCGGCCATGTCCGCGATGGCGCGGCCAATCTTCCAGCCGCCGATGGCCGCGCCGAAGGCGAGGCCTGCCGTGGTAATGCCGCCAATCTCGGCAGCGGTGGCGCTCGAGATGTCGCCCAGTTCTCCCAAGGCGCGAATCTCTGGGCCGACGTGCAGGCCGAGCGATGCGAGGATGCCATCAAACTGTCGCAGTGATCCGTGGAGGGACGTGACCTGTGGTGCGGCTTTGTCCGACTCGTCGCCCATACGTCGAATTTCGCGAGCGACGCGCAGACTAGACCCCTCGAGCTTGTCCAGGTCTGTGGCCGCGCCGCGCGTGGCCGGGCCAAACTGGGAGAAGTCGGCCTCGAATTTGGCAATCGGCATCAGTCCGGCTCGCGTTCCGTCAGCATCTCGAGCAGCACGTCATAGTCATCGCGGTCTAAGGCGCGGACCCAGTCAACACGCCATCCGCAGCGGAGGGCGATGGCGAGGTCGCTACGGATCTCTTCTCGCCACCCGTCCCGTTTTTTGCCTGGGCGCGCTCCTCATCCATCGCGGTGACATGCGCGTCCACGGCTTGAAAGATTTCACTGAAGTGGTCCGGGTCGAGGGTATCGAGGACGCTGGCGAGGTCGCCTGGCGCGAGCCCGCGAATGGTCTCGGCATCGGTCGTCAGTGACCAGTCCAGGAGATAGGCGACGACCAGGCTCGCGCCGTGGTCGAGTGTGTTGAGGCGCCGCAGCCCAGCCTCGTCCACCTGGGAACTGCGTTTCAGGTGGGCGCGGTACTCGCCAGCGGTCAGGCGGCGCTTCACGAGGAGCCATTGATCGTCAGAGAGCTGCAATCGCCGTGTCGCCGGTCGCACAAACCAGTCGCCCATGCGGTTCGTCTCCTACTGCAAGGGTTTCCCAAGTGTCGCCGTGAGTTCGTTCGTGCCCACGTGCACGTCGGCTAGTTCCCAACACCAGCGCCCTTTGTCTTTCGGCGCGGTAAAAAGCAATTCCTTGTGTTTGGCCGCCTGCTGGCACTGCCATACGTCCGCCCGCGTGAGGGTCGCGGACAAGCGCCACTCACCCTTGACGTTCTTCGTGATGCGATACGACGTGAGCACCGCCACGGCGCGATAGCCCCAGAGGAGCGATGCGGCGCCGCCGCGGATCGAGAGCGTGGTGAACATGACGGCGCCCTACGGGGCGAGCGTCCACGCGTCGGCCGCCTTGAAGGTGCCGGTCACCTTCGGCGCCCCGTTCACCGTGCAATCAATGTCGGCGTCGATATACCCGAGCCCTGAAAAGTAAAACGTGGGCTCATTGGTATTGGGCACCAGTTTCAAGAGGCCTGGCGTGGCCGCTTCGGTGGCGTCAAAGAGGATGACGTTCGCTGAGTTCCAGAAGCCAGAGACGTCACCCGACACGTCCCGCATACCGGGGACATAGACTTTGTTGGTGGCTTGAAAGCACGTCACGTCTTCGTAATCGGTCTTCAGCGAGAGCTTCCAACCCTTGAGACTGATGAGCGCCACCGGAGTGATCCCGGCTGGGTCATACAGCACTTGTCCGTAACGCCCTGTGAGAATGGCCATGTTGCTCGTCCTCTCGACTCGTATCCGGTGACGGGTGGGGTCCTAGACGCTGGTACCGATGACGACGATGTCGTAAATCACGGATGTGCCGGCGGCGCTATTGGTGAACGTGAGGAGGTCACCCGTGCCGGCCGTCACGGTGATCCCGGTGCCAGGGCATGCCCAGATAAAACAGCCGCCAGGCTTCACGGCGATGGCATCGGACGCCGCTTCGAAGATGACCAGCCCGTTCGCCGCGGGGCGGCTGATGACGACGTTGTTGGTGTTGGTCGTCGCGGCGAACACCAGGATCGCCTTTATCTTGGCGAAGGTCAGCGCGGCGCCCAGCGCGTCGGTCAGGGAGCCCGCAAAGTCGAGGTCCTCGGTGGCGCTGGCAGTCAGCGTCCGTTGATCGCTGAACACCTTGTCCGCTTGACTCGCTCCGGTGCCGGTCGCGAGCGTCAACGTTAGCAGGCGCGAGAACTTCTGCGACGGATTGCCGAGGTCGCCAGCGCCGACGAGTTCGCCGACGACGCTGATCCGAATGTCTGAGGTGAGCGACATGGTATT